TAAACTGGAGTTTAGTGTAGTTATGGAATTATCGTGTGCATTTAGCGCACCCGTTACACTTCCATCTGCTATCTTACTTATATCCGTTGTTCCAAGTAGCTTTACAATTGCTATTACGTTCTTGACAGCAATCTTTATTTTTCCCAGCGCTTTGCTAAGCTTCTCGCCTGCCACGAGATTCTCCATGTAGCTATTAGAAGTGTAATCCGGCATGGATTCCTCCACTGCTGCATCAATATCATCTCGCATTAGGTAATCACTCAGCTGCCCTCCAAGGCAGTCCCACATGCCGTCCTCGGTCTTATACACATTTGTTCCGGAAGGATATGTAATACCTCCTCCATCCTTATAATCCGCTGTTGAAACAAATTCGTTTGATACATTATACATATCTCCAGAATCTGCATCTGACAAGCCTGGCAATTCTTCAAAGCTCACAGTTCCCTTCGGCTTTAACGCTCCTGTTATCGAAGATGCGGCTGCTTTCGCTTCTTTAGAATATGCTGCAGCATTATCCATATATGTTTTTGCATTATCTTTATATGTAGCTGCCGCTTCCTGCGCCGTATTAGCTACTGTAGCACTATTTGCCGCCGCTGCAATCGAATTTGCTATTTCTGGTATATATGTTTTCTCCAAAGAATCTTTAAAGCTAACAATGTAAGCGTACTCATTTTCAGCTGTGTTCTTATCCTGCTCGATCTGCGCTAATATATCATTAAATGCTGTTAAATACTGCTGTTTTATTTCACTCGTTGCGTCCTGTATCTGGTCCTCAAAGTCTTCGTATGTACCTAGCTGCTTTACAATACCTGGCGCAAAGCATATATATAACTTTCTTGCCTTTCGATCCGGGCCTGTCGTAACTGCAAATTCTCCAGGAAGCATTTTAGTTAAATCAAAATCTTCCTGATTACCTCTTCTCATCACTATAGCCATTTTTAAATACCTCCTTTTCAAGTTTTTTAATCCTTTCATTCTGGCTTTGCAAAGTAGCAACTAGGTCAGCTATCAGCTCTTCATACCGTAGACCGTATCTTGCTATAGATTCGTCTCTTGTTTTTTGGGAAGGATCATGTGCATCTACAATCATATTATAGTCTGGATCATTTACAGCGTTGTCTATATATAACCCCCAGTCTTCCTGCATTGCTTTTCTAGTTTCCTGTGCTATAAAGCCATGATGATATCTATTAGATGTTCCATTTATAAGCCTGTATCTAGCTGGTTTTAAGTTATAAATAAATGTTGCGGATTCCTCTAGACTTAATAACTCTATATCCTTTTTAACATTTGCATCCGAATCCGTAGTAGATGCTACACTTCCGTATATGCCATTCCCGACATGCAAGCTGTACTTGATCCAAGCAGCTCCAAACAAGTTGAATTCATAGTTAATTGGAGCCAAATGTGTTCCTTCATCGTTGAATATGTAGAATGCATTTCTCGTTGTGTCACACCAATTTTCCACTCTCGCCGTTTTCCCTTTTTCGCCAATCTGCATATCATTTTTTACAATCACGCCTTTGTTAAACTCACTTACACCGCCTCTTCCTAATACCACTGATGTATTTCCTTGTGCATCAACAATGTTAATTATATGTCCCTCTATATCTACATACGAACCATCTTCATTTGTTATTCGCATCGATCCAGCTCGAAACTCATTTGTAACCTTTGAACCTGATTCTGTCGTATATGTAAACCTTATTACCGCACTGTCATCAGTCGTTGATATGTCTATCTTCCCGCCTGTTATTATTGCGTTAGCACTTTTTATTGTTCCTTCAAAGCTTCCATTTTTGGTTGCCAATCCATCTTTATCCAGTGTTGCTACCAAATTCCCTTTCGCATCATATACAGCTATCGTACCATTTGTATTATTATTTCCGCCTAAAACGAGCGTTCCTCCCTCTATATAGTCTGCGGATATTTTGTTAGCATATATAATGTTCATAATCATTTCTGCATTAATTGTTAGTCCATAAGGATATGTTTTGCCGCCATCATTGCTAATGCCTATTGCTCTCATTGTTATCTTAATAATTAACGAGCTCTCTTTAAGTGTAGGCTTATTATGTAAATATGCTATAGTGCTCCCATCCGGTTGTACTTCGTTGGTTTCGTACATTCCAGAAGATGTAGCAAGTTCCTGTGCTAATTTTTCAACAGCTTTTTCCCTGGCATTCTTTTCCTTTCTCATAGCTTTTTTTATAATTGCTTCTGTAGATGATTTACTTTCTGCGTTCTGTTTACTCGTTGTTTTAGAGTCACTACTTACAGACATCTTACCGCCCAAAGTTGCAGATACATTACTTACTATTATCGGGTATGTATATCCTTTGTAATCACTTATGTAACCTATATCTCCAGATTCAACAGTAGGATCATACATTACTGTAAAACTACATTTTCTAAATGTCATTCCCACTGCCTTATCCATAATAGCTTCTGCAGTAGCTTGTGCGATTTCAGCTGTGGTTATAAAAGGATTGTCTGCTATTTGTATAACATATCCATCAACTCCATAATTTACTGTATATTCATCATCTCCATTTTGATAGGTAACACGACAGCCACTAATAACTGTATTATTAGCATATACTGTAGGCGTATCTTTCAGCATATAAAAATGATGGTATGTAGATAAATCTCCATAATTACCACCATCAAATGTATCTCCTGTTGCATAATCTTCCAATGTACCGCCATCAGCTGTATCTCCTGTAGTATAATCATCCAGCGTTCCTCCATTAAGATCTGCTGGTATCTTCTTATACCAATTAAGTTCCAATGCTCCTTCCTTATTACACTGTGCATAACTACATGCAATCTGTGCAATATAAGATACAGCATCTAAACATGTCATATCTTCATCTTCAGGATTACTTATAATTACATCTTCATTTGTAAAACTATTAGATGCTAATGTCACGCCGCAATACTCACATATTTCTCTTAATACATATTTAGCTTTTGTCGGCCAAGGAATATTAACTCTATTAAGCTTCTTTTCAAAAAGAGACATATTGTCCAACATTGACAATGTTACTGTTGTGGATTTAATCTGTGGATTTTCCATGTTAAATACACCTTTTTTTGTATATTCAAATGTACCATTATCCAGTTCCATACCCACATACAATATACATTTAACCCGTTCCAAATCGTATCTGGACAGCCAATCTCCTGTATTATCCACCACAATCTGGGCACTGCCTATTACAGCAGCACCCACATCGAAAGAATCTGTAGAGGAAGTTCCATTTGTATACGATATTCCATCAGACATAAGTTTTTTTGTTCCTAATGTAATAGTCTCTTTTACGGATCCATCATTATTCATAATCAACAGTTCTGCTTTAGGTATGTAATTATGCATATATTCTCGTATCTTTTCTTTAAACTCTGTACTTATATCTGTTATCATTTTAACCTCTTTCTATCAAATCTACAGATACTTCTGGATATCTTATCTCGTCCCCAACAGTCTTTACAGAGTATGCTATAGCTCCTCTATATACCTGCATATCTATATCCAAATCAGATATTAATAATGGGAAGAATTTTCTCAAGCCATTCTCCCCATCTCTTATACCATTCTTCAATGTTTTAAATTCATTCTGCGTAAGCATCTGCCATTTCAGACTAACAGTTATATATGCACCTGTTATGTCTCCTACCATTGTTCCAGCTAATGTTCTTCCTGTATCACTTGTCCACAAAAGCGTATCATTTAGAGAAACAGAGGTTGGCGATGGTAATAAAATGTCACTTGCTACTATATCTAAATTTGCCATACTATCACTCCTCTATTGTTACTCTATTGTAGCGTCTGTTATAGTTACTTATTGCACGTTTAACAATTCTTCCAAGTTCTGCCTCACCGACTTGCATAATAAGATCTCCATCTGCTGTCCTATCAAGTATCTGCATTAACAGCTGTATTATCATATCCAGCTTGCTTTCAAGCGCATCATTTGTTTTACTCATCACAGCTTCAACAGCTTTATATGCCTGTGCATATATCTTATCTTCTGGCGCCACAATCTCACCTTGATGCCTGTTATCGCCAATCATGGCAAGCTGTGGAGTGTTTGGTTTAACATATCCGCCTTGCGCAAGGTATGGAATCTTGGAAAAGTTAGCTTCCTGCAAATTAAAACCAAAGTCTTCTCCGCCTATACCAGGTACCCAGTTTGGAACTTTAAAGCTTAGTTTATTTATACCTTTTACAACAGCATTAATTCCCCTCTGCATTCCTGAGAGTAATCCATTAATTAAGCCAATCACCATATTAATAGGACCTTTTGCAATATCAGCAATTCCGCTAAATATGCCATCAAAAGCCGTAACTATACCATTCCAGGCACCTTCCCAATCGCCAGAAAAAACGCCCTTAATAAACTGTATAACTCCTTTAAACACAGTAATTGTATCGTTCATTAAATCAGCTATGGTTCCAACAACAACTCCAACCCTATTCCCTATAGAATCAAATATAGCTATAAATATTGGTCCTAACAATTCAGATAAAAATCCAACTACAGGCGCAATAAAGTTGTTATATATTGTCGTAGCACATGTGACCACTTCGCCGACAAAGTCAAGGAAATTAGCAAGTAATGGCTGTAAATGTTCACTCCATACTCTATCAATTACATCTAAAGCATTCTCCCAGACTGGCTGAAGCATATTATTCCAAATGTCTAAGAATACATCTCCGGTAGTCTTAACAGCTGTTTTTATTCCAGTAAATATCGGCTCTCCCCATTCGTTCCATGCCCCTGCCATTGTATTAACCAAGCCAATCCATACATTTGATATAGATTCAATGGCTGGACTTACACCTTCGCTCCATAAAGAATTCCAAGATGCTTTAAATGTATCAAATATTGTTCCATTTAAAGATAGCGTCTGGGATGCAAAATCCGTCAGCATTGGTAATCCAACAGAAACAAAATTTGCAAGTATAGGATATGCTGCTTTATTCCATACATCCGAAAAGACTGTATTAAAGCTATCAAATAATCCATTTAATATACTGCCATTAGTGTCGACCCATGTTACAAGATAATTTGTAAATGGACCATTAAAATAATTTAACAACGGCGGTCCTAATGCTTTTATATCATTAAACGCACTTGTTAGGTTTTTCTTGGCTGTATCTGTATTTTTTGTAAGTCCATCCCATATTCTTGACATAGATGGAGAAAATGTCGATACACTCCATTTGCGGAGTTTATCTAATTCTTTCTTTGCCTTATTTACAAAATCACTAATTGCAGATGTTGCATTAGATGTACTTCCACTCACATCTGGTACAAGGTCAACACTTCCGATTCCTGAAGATGTTCCACCTGTACTACCGCTTGAATCAGAACTATCATCTGCTGGCTCTGTCAGCTTATTTATCTGGTCAAAGCCTGCAAGCGACTTTTCTATATCTTTAGCAGTCTTCTTGGCTGCACTTCCTATATCACCTACATTATCCGCTGCGCTGGATGCATCATCTCCTATACCAGCTATATCCGAACTTATCGAACCCATAGAGGTTGATACATCTGCTCCTGTGAGCATTTGCACAAAGCTGGCAAAGCCATCTGCAACCTTCTGTAATCCTGCCAGCAAGTTGTTAAGGCCACGCAGAATAGGTGTAAACAATGCTATGAAGCCTTTACCAAGAGAAGCCTTTAACTGTTCGAATCTGAGTGATAAAATTCGCGTCTGATTTGCCCAGGAATCCTGTGTCTTAACAAAGTCTCCTGTGGCATTGGACAGTGCACTAGTAACATACTGATAACGGAGCATTACTTTTTCCTGCTCTGTCATCTTCGCTGTAGTCTTACCGAAGCCATTATTAAGTGCATACTGGTCTAAGTTCGTCTGAGTCATTACAACACCCAGGTCCTTAAGTGTCTCTGTTTCACCAGTCCAGATGGATTTCAGCTTTGTATATGCTTCATCTGTACTCAAATTGTAAAATGATGCAACATCACCTGTTAATCCGGTAACATCTTCTGCCATATCAAGTGCAGCCTGTCCTGTAATACCCATTGCATTACTCATCTGGCCAAATACACCCATGTACTTCTTAGCCGATAATTCCGATAAGCCGAAGTTAGTCATAGCATTAGAAGCCCACAAATCCGCCTGATGGCTTAAATCTCCAAATGCTGTATCCACAACATTCTGTACTTCTGTAACATTAGAACCAACTTCTAAGCAGTCTTTCGTAAACTTAGTAAAAGCTGCTATACTTAATCCAGCAGCTATCTTCTTTCCCATGCCAGAAAAGATGGATGTTGCCTGCTTAGCCGCCTTATTAGAAGCGCCAGTAAGCTGATTAACTATCTGTGAACTGTCTATGCCAAGTTCAAGAGCTATCTGTCCTACTACATCCGACATACTCCCTCCTTTCCGGCATTTAAAAAGACCACTTTCTACTTTGAGAAAGCGGTCTTAGCCCAATTTTGGAAGTCACTCCAATACTTATTGTAATTTGCAGGATCTTCCATTAATTTTCTATTTCTTCTTAATATCCAGTCATTACGGATTTTCTTCTGCTCCTTAGTGAACTCCTTTATAACCTTAGGATCTTTCTCTGCTCTGATTCCTACAATTCTTCCGAGTGGTGTTTCAGGCATTATTCCAGACAATAAAGAACAGAATTCAGCCCATGACATATCATCTTCGGTACGCAACCGTATGCCATACTGGGACAGGAAGCTGGCTTCTATCAGCTCCCAATCATCCCATAGGTCATAATATGTCTCATGCTGAGGGTGTCTGCTCCTCGCCGTATGTTCCCATAGCAACCTGCATGATTGTATTATACATTTCCTTATATTCAGGAATAGGAAGGTCTAATGCCTCAATCTTATCTGAAGCATCTTTTCCTACAAGCATTTCAAGGCCTTTAATCATAAATGCCATATCATCCTTGTTTTCCTTGTTTTCTGCTTCCTGTGCCATAGCCTGTATATTAAGAATTGTACTCTTTCTGTTATTAACAGTAACAACCAAATCTTCTGTAATACGAATCATAGGTAACTGATTCGTAATCTTCATGGAGATATCTATTACTTTAAAATCTGTCTTTGCCATTTTTCATATCCTCTCTTTCTTTAAGCTGCTACATATGCTATATATGTCGGCCTACCGTCAGACTGTGCTTCCCATTCAAGTGCATCAATGCTTGTAGAATCTCCTCCAAGAGATGTAACATTGATTACTGCCGGTATAAGAAGCTGGTCAAGGTTAGGGAATATAACAGATACCCATGTGTTGCAATCCTGTCCCGTTTTCATGAAACGGCTTGCCACATAATCATTTCCTTCATCCCCATAGTTACGCTTACCACCGAAAGACATATTAAGTGACTTACCTGTCATAAGTCTTCTTACCCAGCCTTTCTGATCCATTGGATTCCATTCTTCAATGGTTCCATCTACAGATACGCTTAAACTCTCTGCATCTTTTACGACCTTTGTTTCTACTGTTTCTGGCGTGTCCGAATTCTTTCTTCCAGTTATACATATTCCAAACTGAATTGTATGCACCGGATTAACACCTGTTAATGGTGTTGCTTCCGCATTATATCCAGCTATCTTTGTATTCTGTCCCATGTCTTTACCTACCTTTCATAGTAAAATTTAAGTTCTATGACCATTTCAAATATTCCTTTATCGTCTGTATCAGCTTCAATCGGTGCTGATACTAACATTTCTGTAAACAGAATATTTGTGTCATTAATGTTTACATGTTTCATATCTCTGAGCTTGTCGTAAAGCTCCTGTGAGACTTTTTCAGTCTCCCTGACACTTTTATTCCAATGAATCAGTATACTTATGGATTTGACAGCGTAAGAGCTGTTCTGTATACCCCCAACAGCCATCTGAACATTATCTCCCCTGTTAAGATGGTATACACCTATGCTCTTATCTTTCTTATCATCAAGCTTTCCACAATATACATGGTCATCAGCCGCTATTCCAAGACCTGCTATAAGGTCTCTTACATCACCTATTCCTAACATCATAACCCCGCATTCTTTTTATAAAACTTTCCAAATGCTTTAGGTGCAAAATCCTGCTTTTTACCGCCTTTCATATAGTCATCAAGCCATCTGCCTTTAGCATTCGCATTTCCTTCATGTTTCTTGCCGCTTTCATCTGTCCACGGCGTCTGATGGAAGTTGTATTCCGGATGATAATATAATCTTCTTGCCTGCGGTGCTGATGTTGATATGATAACTTTACCATTTACAGCTTTTGAAATACCATTAGTTACTGTCTGTCCATTTTCATAAGTGGCAGTTTCACTCTTTCCTGCGCTAATATGAGTACTTTCTCCCTGCAATTTACCTGTATCTCTTGGTATCACCTGACTTTGCACAACATCCGTGTGTATAGCTTCCGCTGTCATTTCTAATGAAGTCGCCGCTGCTGCCGTAAGCTTCCTTACCATAGGCATATTAAGCTTCACTGTTGACTTAACATTCTTTGCCATTACATCACATCCAATCTTACATAATTAACCGTACCATCCGGATTACGGCACTTCGTACCCTTGTATATATGCCTTGTTACACCATATACTACGATGTCACCTTTTGTTATAACCGGAAGCTCTGGTGCAATATCTCCAGGTATCAAAGCACATCCTTCAAGTTGTATAAGAACCTTTTCTGCTGTTAATACTGTCTTACCGCTGTCCTGATAGTTACATAAACCATCCCATATAACAGGTTCAAGAGGCTCTCCGTAGACATTTCTGCCTTCCTGCTCTATCTCTACATGTATTTCTGTCTTACACATGCTCTTTAATATCAAGCAAGGGTACTTCATACTCACACCCCCAGACTTAAGCAGCACAAACCGGTCTGACAAAGTATCTGGTATGTATCACGCTTTACAGCAATACCATTCTGTACAAGGACATTCCAACTGCTGCCAAACTGCATTGATACTCCATTTAGAGAATAATTCTGTAAGACACAGTTAATCATGTCCTCATTCTCATATTCAAAGTCAGCCATCTCACAACACACATCTATCAGTATGCCTTGCTGGAACTCTGTCAGATTATTAAATCCTCTTGATGTTATACGATTAAAAGTAAGCGAGTCGATATGCCGGCTCGCCTGTTTTAATCTTCGTTCTATCTGCTCATCTGGGATAAGTCTATGTTCACTAAGGTACTGCTCTTTACTTGCATATATCATAGGCTCACGCTTCCAAGGCAGCTCTAATCTTCTTTATGATGCCTTCCTGTGATGTTGCCTGTCCGATATCTATGCCCTTATCCTTTGCAAATGCAGTTAATTCTTCAACTGTCATAGCTGTTAAATCGACTGCTTCCTGCTTTTCTGTCTTAAGTGCATTAAGTTCATCAAGTACCTTCTTATACTGCTCATATGGAACAGTCTTGCCTCTTCCATAAGCTATAACGTTGCCCTTATCATCAACAATATCATAGCCATCAGCAATATAGCGCTTCTGCTCCTGCTCCGCTATTGTATATTCCTTATTTGCTTTTACTGCCTTCATCATATACCTCCTATTCTCCGTCTACATTCATAGCACAGCCGTCTGCCTTTTTCTCAAGTAAGAAAAGGTCGCCATAGTAACGATTCTGATAAAGGTAGCCATCTGCTGTCCTCGAATCTGTTCCTGGTGTGAAAAGCTTGATGTAGCTGTACTTATCACGACAAACTACGCAAGATGTATGAATAAGGATCATATTAATCTGCTTAGCTGTTCCAGAAGCAACACAGCCCTCTGTAAATTCATACTTTGTCTTCATTCTTGCAGATGGTACACTCTTAAGCTTTACATCATCAAGGCTGTGTACCTTACGATTGACTGCATTAGAGTCACCTGAGACATCCATAGTTCTCTGTATTCCCTCTGCCTTCTTGGCAATCTTCTTCATCTTAGGAGTAAGATAAAGGATCCTGCCTTCCTCTGGAACACCAGCTTCATCCATAGCTTCCATCATATCATCAAATACATCTAAGAAGTTAGCAACTGTAATAGCTGTTGTGTTGATATTGCCCGCCTTATATGTATTAAGCTCTGAATAAAGCTTAGAGAATCTGTAGCAATCCTTTTCAGGAATAGCCTGCTCTGTTTCAAATGTGTTCTGAATGTTAGCAACTGATAATGTTAAATTAGTCTCATCAATATCCATTGGATCCACAAAGAACTCTATATCTCTGTCGTGAGATAACTTCTTTGGCTCCCAGTCATTGCTTAATGTACCAGCATTAAAGCCTGGTGTTCTTGTGTGGTCTTTATAACCACTTACTGTCATTCTTGGTAACTTGATTGTTTGTGCATTGATAAATGTTACCTGTGGATTAGACTGTGCTAAATCGTCTGAGCACAGCTCCTTTGCGTACTTCTGCTGTAAAAGCTGTGTAAATTTTTCTGCATACTCATATACTGCCATATAGTTTTACCTCTCTTTTCTTATAGTCCGAAGGCCCTCTTAAGAGCATCTTCATTTGCCTGGCTAGTGTTGCCGCCTCCTGGTCCTCCTATCTGGAATCCACCATTGCTATCTGTCGCCGGCTTAAGTGCTGGTACATCCTTAAGAACCTGTTCAAGTGCAGCCTTGACATTGTCCTCTGATATCTTCCCATCTGTACCCTTTACCTTGCTGAAATCAGCCATCTTGAGTACATATGGAAGTGTCTTGGCATTAATGCCAAGTGTCATTGCTACCTTTGTAGCCTCAAGCTCGATCTGAGCCTGTTCAGCAACCTTCTGTGCTGCTGCCACTTCATTCTGAAGATTAGCATTAGCATTCTGCTGCTGTTGTGTCTGTTGCTGCTTATTCTGTTTAAATGTTGCAATAGCCTGACTTATCTCATCTTCTGATAATCCCTGCTGTTGGAAATAACTTTTAAGCACAGCATTCTCTTTCTTGGCAGTTGCATTATCCAGCATTGCCTGTATCTTGTCATAATCAACACCAGCTGTCTGCTGATTATTCTGACCACTCTGCTGTCCTACCTGTCCATTGTCTCCTCCAGCGTTCTGGTCGCTGTTACCATCTCCGCCCTCTGCGAAGAGCTGTAAATTCATAGGTAATGTCTTTCTCATCACTCTATCTCCTTTCTTCCGTTTACCGCCCGTCGGCATTTCCCTAAAGTTTAGTGCCATTAAGTTTTGGGCATAAAAAAAATAGGCACACACAGCTTATTTGCCATGTGTGCTTAATAACTAATATTAAATTGTGTTGCACTGGTGCAACTTACTCTAATTTCTAAAGTTCTATTCCTTCCATTACTGCTCTTGATTCAAGAACTGCAATGTAATCCGTCATTGTCTTAATCTGCATATTATATGTACTTCTAGGACATGTTGGCTTAAATTCTAATGTGCCATTATCCCATTTCTCAAGCATACATTTAAGTCCTTTATATCTTATAACAAGCTGCTTATACTCTGCTTTGAATCTATCTTTGTAATCCCCGCTATTCATTAAAATAGCTGTTGACGGCAACTTTGTTCCATCATATCTTCTGTATGCTTCCTCAAATTGTTTCTTAGGACACCAACTCTCATATCCATCAGGATATCTTATATGATAGCCTTCATCTTCTGGATTCTCGTCACTTGGTATCTTCCACCCTCTGTATTCATTGTATTCGCCCCTACTCATTGGCTCTGCTGCCACCACTTTTACTCCAATATAATTCTTCATTTCTAAATCCTCACTTTCTTAAAATTGGGTATAAAAATACCACCAATCTCTCGACTGGTGGCTACTCATCTACTGTTCCTGTTCCCAAGCCCACTTTTTAAATTTCTCAGCAGCTTCTATTGCTTCTTTAGGGGCATTTTCAAGATGACATCCAACCATAAATGGTTCAAAAATATCAATAAGTTTCTGTATCTCTTCTGGATATTTTACTGACATAATCTTACCCCTTTCTTTTTATTAATGTCATATATTCCGCTTCAACTTCATCATAACGATTTGCAAAATACATTTTCTTTGCATAATCACTTATTTTACCCACATTATATTCATTTATACCAAGTGCGTCAATTGTTTTCTTACACTCTTTATTTAATTCTCTAATATACTTGCTATAGTTCTCTTTAGTGATATTCCAGCCTTTACTTCTAAATTTTTCAGCTTGCTTCATATGCCACATCTCATGATACTCTGTTACACCTTTTTGTCCCACAATATCTTTATTAGCAATTTCTGGGATATAATATACAACATTATTTACTGCATCATACTTTCCATATGCCTTTAATTCATCTTTTGACAATATTCTTATCTCTAGCATCCTATCTTTTGAAATATCCCATTTTTTAAGTGCCTTAACAGTATTGGTATAAATCTCGTGTAATGTTCTTGGCTTTATATCAACATTATCTGATACATATATATCTTCCTGATATGTATTAATCTTTTTTACATCTACTTTTGTATCTGGTCTAACCTCAATTGTCTTACTATCGCCTCTTATTATCGGTCTATATTCCTGACTATCTGATAATTGTTGCTCCCATTGTTCCTTCCTAGCTGCATACATCTTCTGATTATCCGGGTCTAAGGAATACCTAGACAGCCTGTCAAACTGCTCAACCATTCTGCCTGCATATTGCTGTTTCTGGTCCTGCTTGTAATCTTCCTTAACCTGCTCAAGCTCTTTCTTGGAAAACTTGCTATCAGGCTCATCATCAAGTTCAGGAAAGTATGTTGTATGTATGTCTTTACAGTTAGGATGGTAAAGCCCTGCTGCCATAGCAGAAGACATAAGTGGATAAGGACCATCAGATGCCTTACCTCCACTCCACACATCATCTATGAGAATCTTTCCAACAAACGGAAGACATTTAGGACAGGCATTAGCACGCTTATTCATGATAACTGTACTAATTCCCCATGATTGTCTCATTTCGCCTTCTCCGGTCAGATAAGCACGCTTGTTGGCTGTCTGAATTGCCATCTTGGCATAGTCTTTCATGGTATGCCTTGCGCCATTTGCATATTCAATACAGTTGATACCGGCTTTAAGGAAATCCTTTGTAGCCATATCTACAGCCTTCTCATATGTTCCTGCGCCCGTATTCGCATAGACCTGAGCGTTAAATATTATCTGTCGGTATTTATCCTCCGACATTCTAAGCATTGCTTTTTCTGCCCTGCTAAAATCTGACTTCGTTGCTTTAATCAGGGCATTAAGTTTTCTTGTATTGAGTCTGAAAAAAGCACCCTCAGCTCCTTGCGACTCCTTAGATGCTTTCAACCCTTTCTTTAATGCTCTTAATATTTTCTGCTCCTGTTCTGTTCCGCCTTCCTGTCTGGCTGCAAATATCATTGCATCTATAGAATCATTGATATCACTGAACTTCGACGAAAACATTTTCTTGTTCTGTGCTTTATATTTCTCAAGCGCCTTAAGCTGTTCTACCTGCCACTGCGTCCAATTATATCCTTCTTCTATTTCTTCTGCCCTATGTCCTTCGAGATTTCTCATCATTGAAGCTATCAGCTCATCTTCTATGGCACGGAAGGCTTTCTCTATATCATATTCTGTATTAAGTGCCATAAACTACCTCACTTGTTATCATAACCTGTGAAACTGTTATCAGCACCATTAACTGAGAAGCCATCTGCCTGCATATTAAGGGCTGGCTCTTCCATATCGGATATTCCCTGTTCTGCTTTAAGCCTTGATATCTCTTCCTGCTTCCATTCATCATCCTTGGTATCTCCATACAGCTCATCAACAGATGCCTCTATGCTCATAATACCGCCCTGCTTAGCCTTGCTGACTGTTTCTACCTGGCTTTCAAAAGATGGGTTAGCATATTCGCCAAATGTCACATCAATATCTATATCCTTAATAGCTGTCTTATTAAGCGTATCTATGGCATTAAATGTTGCTGTAACAAGCTTTGGAAGAACCTTCTGAAGCCGCTCTACAATGTTATTTCTGCTGTAAAGCGTTGCTTTCTCTTTCTCCCTCTGTGCCTCCGCATTATCCAGCTTCTTAACATCTATGCCTAATGTTGATGGGCTCATAATCCCCTGTAAACAAAGGTCAAGCGCTGTGATATATGTTGCAAGATAGCTTTCGTGTGGGATATTGCCCTGTACAAGCTCTATCTTATTAACTGTACCTTCTGCCATGCTGCCATCTGTTTTTATATAGGCATTATCAAAAGCATTAGGCTTTAGTACTTTTCCATCCAGGGGATTCCTTGGTAACATATTCTCCGGTATATATTCCTTTGTTCTATTCCTCCTTAAGGCATCCATCCATTGTGACCATGCTTCATCCAGCGCATCAAAGTTATCTATCTTTGCATCAAATATGCTCTTGCCTCGTCCTTTATACTTGGCTGACTTATAAAACAGAAGAGGAACAGCCATTATAAACTTGTCATTCCAGGTAACATCACTAAGATGTGCCAGCTCCGGTATAACACTTAAATCATATTCCCTGCCGCCTCTTGTAAGCTCATAATGTATGTAGCCTATGCCATAATGTTCAAGTAATACATATTCCTGTCTCTGCTCGTTATACACAGTCTTAAACACTATCTCCTTAACTCTTCCCCTGTCTTTGATAATCTCTGTCTTATCACCAGAGTAGAATTCCAATATAGGATACTTGCTAAGGTTCGTATCGAACGATATCTTGAATGCTCCATCACCGATATAAAGCGTTTCTGTTATTGCCTGCTTAACAAGCTCAATGAAATCATTTTCCTCTGCTATCTTATCCCATTCTGTCTGCCTGCTGCCAGCATCTATTAAATTCATATCATCTGTTACTATACTGGCCAGCATATCGCATAACATAGCAGGGAGACCCACGTGTATCTTTCTTATCTCCATACCTATTGTACAGGATGCAGACCAGAACCTTGTCTTGTCACCATCTATCTGGCTGTATAGCTGTGACAATTCTTCACTCTCACCTCTGTACCATATCTTGTTCTTTATGGCATTTCCCTCGTAATCAAGAGTTTCCTGTATGCTTATGGATCCATTAACAGCCGGCTGGATGTGCAGCCACGTTCTTATTCCCGTTTTTATCTTCTCTGCCATACTTGTAAATATGTTCACCTCTCTCACTCTCCTATCTGGAATTATGTCTTGTTCTCTATACCTATCCTGCTTCGATAAGGAATCCAACCATACTGTACGCTGTTTACCATATGGTCATTGCCATCCTCAGGCTCACAGTCCTTATCTTCAAGCCACGAATACGTTTCTAACTCTGTCTTGTAATTCGTACACGTATCTACAATATAAAAGCTTGGCTCTCTGCCCTTTTCGTCATTAAAGGACATCCAGCCAAGCTGTAAGTTAATTCTATCTATTATGGTTACTTTCTTATACGCATTGTTAAATATATACTGGCAGTCAATGTGTTCTCTCTTGTACTTGGCAAACTCTGTTATCGTTGCCTGATCAGCATTATCTATAAACACATTCTTTGACATTCCACCCCATTCTTTTCTGTTACGCTCCAGGAAGTCTATGTAATTCCTTACTGTATCACTTGGAGCTATTGGTATATCAAGAGCCGCATTGTTATATACCTTTTCATCCAGTACTATCAACTTGCCTTTGTTGGTTATTCCCATATAGGACATTGCAATAGTATCAGGACTCTTAGTTGAATATGCCGTATCAAGACCGCTTGTATATATTACAAACCATTCTGTCTGCTTGTCGTCATATTCTCGCTTGATAAATGCCTTTGCCTGTTCCTTCGTAATAACATGTCTCTTGCAGAAATTAGAAAAGACAAGACCTGTAGCCTTGCCTCTTAATCCCAATATCTTGTTTTTATATATCTTGGTACCGGGAGGATAGCTCATTTTTTTCTGTTCTATCTTCTCTGGTGTCATGGATATATTATCTTCAAATGTGAAGAACCAATATACCCAGTCTTTAATAGGCTCACAACCATTAAGGTCCTTCCATATCTCTTCCGGCACATCTGCCTTGTACTTATCAATCGGTCTTGCGTGATTGATGTACTCTGAATATATTGGCAGCGTAGGCGAATCCGGATTAAGTGTACCTACAAAGTATTCAGAACGTCCGAATATCTCTCGTATGAAGTCTATATTGGCTGTGTTGCACTCATCTACCCACACACAGCCAAATTGACTTCCAAGTGCATTTTTCCATTTACTGGCATTATCATAGCCAAGAATATATATTATCTTGGTACTGCTGCCAGTTTTGAATTTAATATGTGGAAGTTTATTTTCTTTATCGCCATTACCACAGTATTCCAAATTAGGGAATATCTGAAGTAATCCCATATCTGCATTGATTATATTCTTTTCAATAACACCTGTTGTATTACCGGCTATAACATGCAGCTTCATATCTGATTCTGCTACATTCATGATAAACTTCACAGCAACCGTTGTTGTCTTACCTGATGCAGTAGAACCTTCAAGGAATTCTGCTCTTGCCGGTGTATCTATGTAATCCCAATACTTATCACTTAGAAGCATCAGGCTCACCCCTTGCTGCTTTACGCTGAGCAAGAAGCTCTGCAAGCTCGTTTTTTACAGAATCATTGATATTTGCTTCTATCTTATCCGTGAACATTCCAAGATGTTTGCCAAGAAGCTCCAACGCCCTTACCTTATCACATGGCTTGACCTCCAATCCGTCTCGTCCTTTCTTAATAACAGCTAAGGCACGCTTCTGTTCTTCTGTAAGCTCTTCTGTCAATACTGGCTCTACAGTCCTGTATGTAGCAGGTTTGCCGTCCTCATTCAGTATATCCACAAGTATACCGCCTACTTCTGCTTTCATCTTCTTCTCGACTACATGTGCATAATCTGCTGTATTAGAAAAAGCTATCAGTGCAAGTTCCCTGATTACTCGCTCCTGAGTAATCTCTGTCTTGCGCGATAGTTCTTTTTGTCTTTCTCCTATATACTGTGAAATTGTAGTATTTTGTAGTAATTTTGATGCATTTGTATTTGCATACTTTTCTGTGTACCCCGCCCTAATAGCCGCTTGTGTGGCATTAAGGTCTATAAGGTATTCATCACAGAATTTCCGTTGTTTATCTGTTAGCCTCACACAATCAGCTCCTTTCTAACTTAAAATAAAAAAGACAACCTCACGGCTGCCTTTTAACATTCCAATAACTTATCGAATTCCTCATGAAACTTATTTGAAAAAACTTTTTCATAATTTGTTCTTTGAGATAAACTGAATAATTCATATTTAATTTCATAATTATTTATTAAAAAAATAAATAATATTTTCATCAAGATATTAATATCTTTATTTATTTTTTCTATCATAATATTTTCTCCTGATAAAATGTCATAAATATATTCTATTTCTTTATTTTCTAATTTCAACTTATCATGAACTTCATTAGAATATTTTGCATATTGAGAATACAGTATATTTAAACAATCTTTATCTGTATATTTACTTTTTATATCATCTTTAATATGCCTGTATGATGTTTCATTAATTTCTTTTATTGATTTATCCTTAAAAATATATGAATAAAAACACTTAAGTGTTTGTTCAGTAATATATCTCATACATGCTGTTATTCCCAAACTATCATTTAATGGTACATACATTAATAACATATTATATCCATATGTTATTTTAGAAATAAAAAATTCTACTTTTTCATCATTTATATACTTTTTTAATATCTCTATAAAAATATTAAAACTACATACTCTTTTATATAGCAAATCATACTCTTTATTATATCGACAATCAGGAAATACTTTTTTTAAAAATTCTTCGTATTCGCTCAACTGACTATTTTTTTCCATATTTCTTCACCAATATGTCATAATCACTTTCTTTAGTTTTTTCAGTTGTTTCTACTTTATTATCTTCTTCCATACTTTCTATCATCACTTTTTTTAATATCTGTAATTGTTCAACTAACTCTTCATATGTTGATTTATGTATTACACTTAAAAATTTTATAATTGATTGATTTCTGCTTTTTAACAAATACGGCTTACATGGAATATTTAATTTTAAAAATAATTCTTCTAATTCCTTATTATGTTTATATATCTCTCTATCATATACAATACTTGTTAAAATAGAATACATTTCCATCTTGAATTGATCAATATCTTTTATTCCCTGAGTTATCATTATTTTTTTATATATCTTATTCTTCATTTCTAATAGTAACCTCCTTATCAAATTCTATGCAAATATCTTCTAAAGATGTTATTAAATTTGTATCTTGTCTATCAGAAATAAACTTTGACATATCTGAAGTAATTAATTTGGGAGAATTGGGAAATACAGTATTAAATATCTTTGTATTATTAAATGCTTTTGAAATATTTTTCATATTTCTTTTTATTCCTTGTGACGGATTTGAATCTATTTTTGTAAATATTATTCCCAAACAGTCCAATGAATGACTATCAAAATCTCCTCTATATGTTGACTTTAATTTACCAACAACACTATCCAGCATGCTTACTCCCAACATAGAATATGCATCTGGAACAACAGGAACTAAATAAAAATCACTCGTTAGTAAAGCTGTTATTGTATAAAATGAATATGTTGGAGGACAATCTATAAATATATAGTCATACTTGTTCCTAAAATCACTGTCTTCTACAAAATTACACAATATATGTTCTGCTGCCCCTGAGCCTATTTCTCTATCCATAAAGTAAACATTTAATTCTCCCGGAATCAAATGCAAATTATCTGTTAATTTATATACAATTTTTTCTATATTTGCACCTTCTAACATTGAGCCAGAAGTTCTATACAAATTTTGAATTGTTGGTAATAAATTAATGTCTGTAATTATTTCATCATCTTTTATTTGTATCACTTTGAAATGCTCAAAAAAAGATTGTGTGCAATTTGCCTGAGGATCTATATCTATCACTAATACCTTTTTATTCATATTATTAGATAAATACAACGCAATTTCTTTGCACAAAGTAGTTTTACACACTCCGCCTTTCATATTTAAAAAAGAAATTATATTTTTATTCATATCATTACCCCCAATTATAATAATACATTTATATATTTATTTCAACAAAATAAGACACCAACTTTCGTCAGTGTCTTACCGGGGGTGTTAATATTTAATAATGGAGAAATCATGCTGTTCATCATGTCCACCTTGGTCAGCTTAGATATTACCACAGACAAAACGAACAGAGCGAACAAACTTTAAATTTTTGCTAAAAATCTTTCTACTGCCATTCTGCAGCCATCTGCTGTGTGATGTTTTCCCATCTTTCTTGCTACCTGCACCCAAGATAAACCTTCTATGTATCTTAATGTTATAAGCCGTCGCATTCTGCTATTGTCAATTTCATTTACACACTTTTCTATGAGGTTAATCTGAGTGTCTATTTTCTCTTTAATGTCTATCTGCTGCCGCTGTCGCACTAAAAGAAGTGTTCTCTTCCGTGAATATGCCGGATAAGGGAAGCCTTCTACAACAAAATGCTGCTTACCCCCATTTCCACCGGTAACACTATCCTTTTCCGTATAGCCTTCAGCTTCCATTTTATCAAGTTCTCTTTGTATCTTATCAATTGCGGCCTGTATTTCCTGTTTCTCCTTAACCAGATCATTGTACTGCTTAAGAAGGTCTTTTATATTGTTATTTTTCAATTCTTTCATCACCTGCCTGTTTAACCGTCTTTATACATTCTCCATCATCATTAAGATAACAACAGCCTTCTTCTCCTACTTCATCACATCTAGTATCTTCTCCACACCATTTAGGCCATTTATTATTGTTCATTGTCATTCTCCTTCCTAATGCTTTTATATTATTGTTTTTCAAGTTATTCATCACCTGCCTTCTTCTCATCTGCTGCCAGTTTTTCAACACTCAGGATTTCTAAAATATAGTACTGTTTATCTTGTTCAGCTCCCCACTTTGGTCTACCTTTTCCAATCCATAATCTACATCTTGCTTTTATTGCTTTAGAATTCTTGGAATAACCATTACGAAAAATAATCTCCTGAATCCTGTCTTTCCTTATCTCCTCTGGTACTGCCTCTCCTTGCAATAACTCAAATTCGCTTCTGACTAAGAAATTGTCTGGTGGATATAATGGATGTATGGTTATGGCTCCGAACAGATTCTGGAATCTCGTTTCGTAATATTCTTTTATTTCCCGATATTCTTCTTTCTTCTCTCCAGAAAGAATCATATCAAACCATTTCTTCCGAATTGGTAGTGTCAGCATTATGAATCACCTGCCTTTACTATCTCGATCGCCTTATTATAAGCAATTAACTGACCTAATTCTTTCGGCTTATCTTTTATGATGTCATCAAGGATTCTGTTTACAGGAACTTGACTTTTTAATTCTTCCAACCGCTTCACAACCTTGTCTACATCATAGGCTGTTGGTTGTCTATTAATTAATATTTGTGCTACATATCTTGTATCCTGTGCAATCTCACTTGCTCCAACGAATACTTCATTAAAATTTATTTTATCTGCATCAATTAGTCTCATGTTCCCTCCTGATAAACATCTCTCCATCACACCAGAAGTAATCTTCCGCTGGCATGTAGTTCTCTATAACCGTTTTGTTATTACATGTATATGTTCCGTCTGCTGCCACGCTCTTAGAACATTGCTCACAGCAGGTATACTCACATAAGTGTTTATGTCGTCTTCTTGACATCTTCGCACCTCTCAATCTTAAGTATCTCACCAAGATCAGCTTCGTTTTTAAGCTCATTTATGTATATTACAAGGCTGTTATCTCTTTCTATATCTACCGTACTACCGTCTTTCTTCGTTACTTTCCACATATAATCACCTCACTCCTATGTCATCTATTGCCCTTGAATATTCATCATACAGACCGTCATCAGTCACAAGCATATTTATTAAGCAATACAAATATCCTTGCGCATATTCTACGCTGCACTGCTTCATCTTAATTTTATTTTTTAAGATTACATACTCGGTCCTAAAACCCTTTATTGTCTCTCTATCATTTTGTTTATCACTTAATTTTTTTATTTTTGCTTCTGCTTCTTGTTTTGTTAAAAATACCGTCTTACCGATCTCGCTTTCCGGAAAACTCTCTGTAAAACTTCCGTTTAAATTAGAAATATACAGTATAATTTCTTTTTTACTAACCGGTTCTTCAATAAAGCCGTTACATTCACCCAGCGAAAAAGCCGTTATTGTATATGCACAAAGGCTGCCACAATCATTTTTCCAGACTGTATCTCCAACGTTGCAAGGTAGCTTAATAATACTGCCTTGATGACTAGCCATTACTTTGCCTTTATTCATCCCAGTTCCCCCTTCCTGCATTACATAATGCTGATATTACCCATGCCGTTATAAAGCCGGCTATAAAACATATTATTCCTGTTGTCATATTTACCTCCATATTCTGTATTTATGCGGTCTACAGAGCTTTTAGGTGCTCCAGTTCTTTTGCCAATGTAACCGCATTTATGCGTGCTGCTTCTATTCGCATATTATCTGGTGTTATATCAGATGTGCTGTAATCCTCGATAAACAGGGCAATTTTGCGGTGTGCATCACATATTGCTTCCCAGCAATTCATATAGTTTCCAAGTGCGTCTACTTCGTCCTCACATTCTGTATTTATCGCATTTGTTGGCATTTCTGGCTCTGTTTTTTCTTTCTCTTCAGGTGCTTCTTTAAAATCATGTGTTTCTTCCACCATTTTCGACATATCTTTTTGAAAATTCGGTTTTTCTGTGTTTTCCGGTAAATACTCCGGATGATTAAGCACGCTGTCCTGCCCTGGTATCTGCTCCTCTTCCACATCCTTTTTTACCGGCTGGGGCTTAGGCTTCTCTATCTTGGCTTTCTGTACTTTCTTCTCTTTCCTCTGTGCTGGCTTTTCCTGTTGCACCGGTGCAACTTCGGCTTTCGATGGATAGCTTTCATGGTATACGCTTTCCCATGCTGCTTTGTATTCCTCTGTTTCTGCTGCCATACTGAATAAGTTAATAATCGTTTCCGCAAGGTCCTCTATATTCCACTCTGTCTTTTCAAGGCTTCTGATGTTAGTTATTGTGATTCTCCCAGTGTCTGCTTTGATGCTTAACATAAGTCTGCCAGTTCCAGCGATACGAACCGAATATATCATCCCTCCTGAAGGTGCTAATATGTTTACTATCTCATCTGTATCCATTGATGCCCCGGCAATCTTGATGAATAGCTCCGGCGTATCATGTAGGAGCTGATATATGACCTGTCCAAGCTCATCATATTCTTTAGTCTCTTCCTGTGTTCCTTCCATCCACACTTCAATATCAGATATCTTATTTTCTTCATCAATTTCTTTCTTGATATCCTCTATTTCAGTCTTAGAAAAATCAGTGCTTAACTCCTCATTAATTTCATCCGGGAGCTGGAGCATGATTGTAAGCTTTGCGTAGCCCATGCCTTTATATCTGTCCTGAAGTTCTGCACTGTTTCCGCCTTCGCTGAATCTGTCGTTAATATGTATAAACCTTGATACCTGGGTCTTATCAAGACCATAACGGGCTTTCGCAAATTCCACAACATTTCCATATCCAGAATTAGCAAGTATATCTGTATCTCTGGCAACCTTAAGAAGATATCCTATCTTTACAAAGCTTTCCGCACTCTTTACAAGCTCTGTATCTAGCTCCTGCTGCCACTCACTAAATGTTTTTGTGTATAACACTTCATTCATGCTGTTTTCCTCACTTTCTTATCTATGTGCTTTTTGTATTCTTTTAAGAATTCCTCTATTATCTCCTTATCCGGCTTAGTATCATGTTCTCCATACCACTGCATTATCTTGTCATTTTTTAGTTCCACCGTAATGTATGGAGTATCAGGAGCCTTTATATCCCGGATTACCATTATCCAGCCTTTCCCTGCATTAAAGTCCTTCAGATAGTGCTGGTTATCACTTCCGACACAGTGGTGAAGCATTCTCCCTTCTAACACAATTTCTTTAGCATCTAGGGCTGGTCTTATAATTAATCCCTCATGCGTAAATGTATATTTCTTAGGTATCTTCTTTGATCTGCTCTTTATATTTGAATATTTCTGCTGCATTTCAGTGATATACTTCTCATTTTTTCTCTGTTCAGCTTCCAGACGTATTCGTGTATATGTTTCATACAGATTTCTTGGCTTAAGATAAACAGTATTACTTAAGTCATCTCCATTATCTTCGCGTTCTCGAAGATAATCTTTATATTCTGTAAGTACCTGCCTGAGATTCTCAAAATGGCCATCTTCTAAATACTTATGTGCTATATTCCATAATTTTGTAATGCTCTGAAATCTTAGCAAATATTCTAGTGTTGTCTGGCTAGAGCTCATATACATTTTAAATAACATGTCATAATTCTGTTCTTTTATTCTGTATTTATCAGCAATCTGTCTGAACGTTTCAAGTTCTTGCAATCCAATAGTTTCCGTTTTCCCACTTTCTTTTAAGTACTTTAATTGTGTCCTAGTCATTCTTAATATCTCATGCAGTTCCTTTACATGCTTATTGACCTTGTTTGTGCTGCCTCTCTGCAATATAATTCTCTTACATATATTTCTAAAATCATTTTTAAATAATGTCTCCAGTTGTGGACATCTCGCGAAGCTTTCCACAGTCTCATACCGGGCCAGATACTTTCGTTCTATTCTTTCTGGTGTACTGTATATTGTTTTATACATATCTTGTGGAAGATACTTCATCTGGCTGTCCTTTATGCAGTCATAGTTGACCTCAATAAGATCTATTACATTGCTAAGTGCCACATTTCTGTCTTTACGCCATTTGTCTTCTGAATTGTATCTATAATATTCTCTACAATATCCGGGACGCATAAATACACGCTCATACTCTGTTGTTCCGACGTTCCTTGCCCCTTCTGGTGTTCTTGTTACAAACACATCATACATTCTTGTAATCAGGGTTCCGTCTGCTGCCACTTGATATAAAAATGTCGTGAAATTCTGGTATGTACACTTGGCATGCCCCATTGGATAAAGCAATGCACTGTCTCCACATTTAGGACATTCAAAAGCTTTTAATCTTTCCGGCTTGGGATATGTCAGTATCGGTTCAATTCCTTCGTATGGTTCTGTTCTTAGCATATAATCTTCTCCGCACTGGCAACAATGATAATTAGCATATATTCCATGTCTTTTGTAATATATAATATTCCCCTGATTCACTTTGCTTTCTATACGCATTTGAAGAATTCTAGGCTCTTCTGGGAGTAATTCAAATAATTTCTCTCTTTCCTCATTGGCACGGTTCTTTTTTCTTACATCCTGTAATCCGTCTATTTTATATTCAATACTTTCTAATATGTCTGTTGGTTTATCGTTATAACATTTAACACTCATCTGTTTTGCATATTTTTTTATTGCTCCTGATGCCTTTTCTGTCACATACGCTTCATGTATCGTTGTTCTATTTGGATTGTTCCAATAGCTTTTTGTGTCGGCTTTATTTCCTCTGTAGTCATAATTGAACCTGCCTGTACTACAATACGCTTCTCGATATATCAGTTCTTTTTTACTATAAAGGTCTACAACCAGGTAATCATCATCAAGCTTTATAATGTCTGCTATAAGAGTAAGCTTATGTCTTCCTGTGGGCTTTTCTCCATCGTAGTCTATAATCTGTTTTCTTTTCATTTCGCGCCTCCAAGGTAATAAGCCTTTATGATTTCATACGCCCTTCCCATTCCAGGGATTCCCATCTTAACAGAAGCACCTACGCCTGCTGCCTTAACAATGTCCTTATCTACCGGATAACAATTCTTAAAGCTCCACTTAAGAAGCTCTGCTATACAGCCTTTTATCGTCTTTCCCTTTCTGCGTACCGCTACAGCCATATCAGGATGCTCTGTAACCTGTGCTTTTATATAATTTATCCAATCCTGTACTATCTCAACCGGCTTAAGTTCCTCCTCTTCAACCTTAATTTTTCCAAGCGCCGCCATGAGTGGATTGCACAACTCTGATACTTCTCCGTCTATATAGTCCTCTGCATCAGCTGGATCAAGACCATTCTCTCTTGCTATATCCCTTATAGCCTGTGTGTCTCCCTGCGCAAGCTGTCCTGCTGCCGCCTTATTTATTTCCTCTGCACTATCAAATTCTCCAAATGTATCAAACATAATTATTCCTCCTTATTTGCATGATTCCCGCATGCATTTATACGAACAGTAATACTTACTGCCTTTCTTATATCCCCACGTAGTCCTATCTATCGTAAGTGTAGAAATATAGCTGCCGCATTTTGCACAATAGAATCCATTCTTGTCATTTTGTTTCTTAGCTGGGTGTCTTCGCCTTTCTGTCCGGCTTATCTGCTTTTGCTGTTACAGTATTACCCAATGCAGAAATACAGGCTTCCAGAGACTTACAGTGTTCATCAATAACTTCTCCTAAGCGGCTCTTAATATATTCAGTTGCATCATCTGCTATATCTTTCATGCCTGGGAGCTTGTACAGCTCTGTATATCCTGCGTAATGGCTTCTGTCTTCGCTCGGTTCTCCCTTAAATAAATCTGCTCCTGTAAGCTCTTCCTTAACGCGATACATGTCCAGTACCATATTTGCACCATCTTCTATCGCAAGCCCCAGCCTGCCTATCTGTAACAATGTTTCCTGTGTCATATTGCCTCCTACAAATAATTTTTCATGAATAAACTCATCCATTCCTCGTGACTGAATAACTGCTCGAATCTCTTCTGACCTGCTCTTATAAGCTTCAGGTCTGTTTCCCTGCATTTATGTACCGCCTCTTTGCCCGTCCTGTGATGCTCCTCACAAAGCCATACCTTAAGCCCGTAATGCTCTGATATCTTTCTGTTGGCCATACCGTGCATAATGTGATGGCACTCTAAATCATTCGATGGAAGCCTCTTAAAATTATTGTTTTTAATCATTGCTTCTCTACACAGGAAGCATTCTTTAATGTCCTGCATTATACTTTCCATTGTTTCTCCTTTCCCCTCCCGGTCATGCCGGGAGGACTAACCATGCCAGATAATAAACTGTGATATATTCTTAATCTGTGCGTGAATAAGTGCCGTGTAGATATATTTGGAGTAAAATGTCACTCCCATTCTGTATTTATGCGGATTTCACCGTTCTTGTTTCTTAATTGTCTACCTCTGGATGCTGGCAGATATACAATTCCCGCTCAAGCTTTGCAATCTGACCTCCAAGAAGGGTAAGATTAGCAACCTTGATGCTTGTTTCATCCGCTGTTTTACAGGGCGGCATCATGTACGCGGCTTTTCTTAACCACTTAAGCCGTTCCAGCTCCTTTTTTATCTTTATCTCGTCCATGTTGCCTCCATCTTCTTAAGCTCATATTCCATCCACTTTGTAAAATCATGTGGCTCATCCGACCAGCTTATAACATGCCCTCGGCTTACATTTAGGTACTGCTGCCACAAATCCGCATTCTTTACCGGCTTACCTGTCTTTTTCTTCCAACCGTCCTTTTCCCACTGTTGTGGCCAAGCATTTCGACAACTGTTTAACACATGCTCACATTCTGTATTTATGCGGATTTCGCATTTTTCATGGAAGCGCATTAATGCATGTATTATTGCCTGCAGCGTAGCCTGATTCTCTGTTACATTCTCAAGCGTGCCCTTGCCATTCCTTATGAACTCTTTGCCATTAATTACTATCTTTAAGACATACATATATGTCGTATGTTTCTTTATTGCCGGACCTTTAGCTGTCGTCTGGATGAATACGTCTACCTTTTGCATCTCTTTTTCTCCAATCCCGGAGTCTTGCTGTTATATAAAACATGCCATTTACTCCGTTGTAATACACCTGTGATTCCAGTAAGGAATACTCTGGGTGCCATGCTTGTATTTCTGCTTCCCTTGCAGCCTTATCTCTTACAAATGTGTCTATATATTTGCTTACAGGAATATACCGCCCGTTTCCGCCCTTTCTCTTGGAACGGACCTTACGAACTCTGAACTGTCTAAGTCCCGTAGAGCAGTTCCACCGCTTCTCATTTTTCTGCCGGTGCTTGTCCTTTGTTATGTACTTGGCCATTCCTACAAGACCATAAGCATCTTCCTCAAGTCGCTTTGACTGGGAACGCTCTCCCAGCTTCCACAACTTCTCACATACATCTCTGTCAAGAAGCCCGTCCATAATTACATGATGATGCCAGCGCACCTTTGCGTCAGGATCATGTTCTGTAACATATATGTACTTGGCTTTAGGCAAACCCAGCTTCTTGCGTCTGTAATTAATTCTCCGGATATAATTAGTCATATTTTTTACAGCCTCATCCCAGCATGCTGGCTCATTCCCTTCTGCATATGTAAGCGTCATCCATATATCATCGTTTGTGAAATTCTCTATAATCAGTCTTCCACAATATTTAATGGCATTCTTATTGTTCAGGTTTCTTTGAGTTTCTTTATCCTTAATCCTTCCTTCTTCCGGAATGTCCTCTTTCCTGGTGAACTCTGGATATATTTCTATCTCAAGCTGATTACCTGCCCGGATTTCCTTACATGTGTAGACGCACCTGTATTTGGTCTTCAGCATGTACTCCATGAAGACCTCATTCATATCTTCTACAGATTTATCAATTGCCGCTTCATAGTCATAGGGAATGTACCTTGTACCTCTTCTTTTCATGTACACCCCTTTTTAAACAATCTTTGTTTCGTAGACTTGTTAATATTCATTACAAGCCCAAGAAAAAAGACCATTTTATTAATTTTTCTTGATGTACTTGAACATTTCTGATACAATAATATTGTTATATTTGCAGAGCATTTAATGTTCTAAGTACTAGAGCCGCCGGTCCAGCGGCTCTTTTTATATTGTTGGAAGTCTGTAAGCTCCTTCCGGCACAAAGCTGAATATCTCCAACAATCTCAGCCTTGTGTACCATTTGGCAGCCAGCTCCGTGTTACCATTCCTAAGATTCTCATTAATTCTCTTGTTGTAAGATATTATTAAACCTACACGCCGCATATTATCCTCCTTTCCTAAATTACAATATCCTTTGGTTCATTCGGATTCGTTAAATCCTTTCCCTCGTTATCCCTGAAGAATCTTTCAAGCTCTGACTTCCTTATCCTTGTATGAGGGATTTTAAGCACTCTTATCTGATTTGCGTTGATAAGTGTATAAACATACTGTTTAGAAGCTCGCATGATTGTTGCCACTTCCTCCACTGTATACACCATATCCTCCGGCTCTCTCTTTATTGTTGCTATCTTCACAAGCTTGCTCCTTTCCTTAATCTATTTCCTCTTAGGTTCATGGCATAACACCAATATTGTTATGCAGATAATTGCTGTTATCGCTACTGCTGTATAATTCACTCTCTCACCTCCTCGAATAGATAATTTGTGTTATAATCAAAACAAAAACAGGAGGTATTTATGCCAACTCCATTCAACGAATTAGAACTATCAACATATGAACATCTTTTGTTAATACGAATAAGACTCGCTGGTATATCAAAGGAATCAGTTCGTATAAAGCCTAGATGTAAATATCTCTATAAGTTCGGTCTTATAGATAATTCCACTAAAAGCATTAATAAATATGTTATTAGTGATAAGGGTAAAATGTACCTCAGATACAAACGCCGTAGTTCATTTCGTTTTTGGATACCTGTCATTATCTCGATTCTTGCTTTGTTAAGCAGTTACGATATATACACCAATCCACTTATCCAGAAAGCATTGCAATCACTAGCACAACTATTGAAAAATATATTGGGAAGTTAGGATGTCTCTCTCTGAATGGTATCCTTATAACTTCATAATGTTTAATACCTGATAATTTCATTTTCTTTATAGCTGATAACGCCTGAATAAATGTCTTTGTTCTCTCTTCCATAAATGGTTCATAACTGCGAATTATATATTTGTGGGTTTTATGCTTAATTACTCTCTCACCTCCTTGAATAGATAATTGCTTGATTTATTTTCAAGTTACAGGGTAAAAAAATTAAAGCTTTATCTGGTTAAGTGTTACTCCGAAATGCTCTGCAAGGGCTCTAACTTTACTAACCGCAACATTAGATATATCTTTTTCCCATGAACAATAGGTCTGAGGAGAAATGCCTATTGCATTTGCAACCTGTTCTTGGGTTTCATCTTTCCTTGCCCTTAATTCTTTAACGGAAAACTGCATTTCTATTGAATTCAATTTTAAATCACCTCATTTCCACTTGAATTATTTTCAAGCATATATTACTTGATTTATTTTCAAGTGTCAATACTGTTTTTGAATTATTTTCAAGTTTTTTCTCTTTTTATTCAAATGCACTTGAATTTATTTCAAATTTATTATAATATGCTCATATAAATTAACAAGGAGGTGACATGTTATGTGCCTTGGTGAAAACATACGTTTCTTAAGAACAAAAAAAGGATATTCTCAAGACGATATAGCAAATAAACTGGGATATAAATCATTTACAACTATACAGAAGTGGGAATCTGGTGTATCAGAGCCACCTCTTAAGGCATTAAAAAAATTATCAGAGATATTCAATATAGATATGAATGATTTAGCAACAAAAAAGCTTTCTACAGATACAAGTAGTGACAATGACGTGTACTATCTTGATGATGATGCCAGAGATATGGCTCAGTTTATGTATGAGAATCCTGAATACAAAGTTCTCTTTGACGCTTCTCGCAAGGTTAAGAAAGAAGATATCGACTTTGTTAAGCAGATGATAGATAGAATGTCAAATAAAGGGGATGATTAATATTACTACTAATGTTATTTACGCAGATATGCCTCCTACAATAAAGGCATACACTGTTAATAATAATGATGATTCTTTTACAATCGTGCTTAATTCTCGGCTAAACCGAGAACAACATCTTAAATCATATCATCATGAATTAACACACATTGAAAATGGAGATTATGACAGACAGTGCAAAGATGTTGATATGATTGAAATATATGCACACAACATAAATTAAACATTAAAAAGGGGGGAGAATGCTTTATATGCTTATAGATAAGAAAGAGCTAAAATCTTTAAAAAAGGCTGCAAAATTTTTAACTAACAATAAATTTTATATTACACTCTCATACATAAATGGTCTTCAATATGAACGCCAAATAACTTGTAATGTTGGAATGTTTGAAGATAAATTGTTTATAGATTTCTTTGGTGGAAACAAATATATTTATTCTACTCATGAAATAAATAATGTATTTCTCTCTTTAAAATACATCGTTATAGAATTTATTGATAATTCTTTTATAGTTTTTTCTTCTTCTGATAACAACCTATTAAAGATATATAATACATTAGTTATGCAATATAATATACCTTCTGTCCAAAAAGATATTAAAAATTTTGTTGCCAACTTGAATTATTTAACAATATCACAGCAACCCATTAATGAGCCTACAGAATATTCGCCTTCATATTCTGATAAAACAGACTGCTCTTCATCAATATCAAATAATTTGGATGCACCGCAAACAAAAGATGCTCACATAGTTTTCCCAGATTGGTATATATCAATCTGCTTTGGAAAATCCTCTTCGGAAAATTACATGAAAGCTGTCACTCTTGCCAAGCAGGCTCCGCAATATCATACTCAAACGGATAATGGAATCATTCTTCATCAGGCTATATACTCGAGTGCTCCACAAGAATATCTCGCTTTTATAAGCTTATATGAATTGGTTAGCACATGGAAATCCAGTTTTACTATAATAAACGGGAAAGTCATTGACAGAAAGATAATAGGTAAGTTGAATTATTGTTATGGTGATAAATGCCGTAGTGGTGACCCACATTTTTGTTATGGCGCTAGTTATATGACCGAAAATCCTTTTGGTTGTCACAGATTGCAAGTAAGTGCAGCTAATAATCCTTGGTGGTCATTCTACCGAAGAGTAGGAAATAATTATATTTTGAATCAAATGGAACTAAAAAAGAGGATTGACTCATATGCTTCTGTTTATTGTTTGTGTCCATGCTTTAATTATCAGCAAATAATCCAAGCATATAACTCTCTTCCGATAAGATTAACACAATATCAATATAATAGATTGTCTGCTAGTAACTGGGGATTAAGAATGTGATATCCCAGATGCAGAACAGTATAGAGAAAGTTTGAAAATGAGACAATAGTATATGGAGGTATTAATATGAGTGAAAAAGAACAGTTATTACAATTAATTGAAAATGTACCTGAAATGAATGTGTAAAAAATGTATTAAAAATTATACATTCAGAGTCAGTAAATTTATTGACTTTTAATTCATAATAGATTAATATATCTCAAGAAGATATGGCTAACTTGTTTGGCTGTGAATAGAGGACTTGAGATAATTATCTCAAGTCCTCTATTTTCATTTTAGGAGAATGCATATGAATAAAAATCCACAAGAATTTTTAACAATCGAACAACAAATAGAGCTACTAAAAGAACGAAAATTAATCATTAATGATGAAAAACTTGCAAAATATATTCTTATGACATATGACTATTATGAAGTTATTAATGGATATAAGAAAAATTATGTAATAAAACTAGATAACCATAATGAGGAATTTAAACCTGGCGTTTCATTCGAACAGATTTTTTCTCTTTTTAAATTTGACAAGACCCTTAGACAAATGATAATGATTGCTCTTGTTGATTTAGAAGAACATATGAGAAGTTTAATATCTTATGTTATAGCGAAGAATTACTCTTCTAAGCATATAAGATATTTAGATTCAAAAAATTATATTAATACTAAGTCAAAAAATCCTCATTGGAGTAAAAACGAAATATTAAAGCAATTACAATATGTAATAGACAATCCAAAACCTCCTGTAAATTACCACTTAAAAGAATATAACAATGTTCCACCTTGGATTTTATTAAAGCAAGTATATATGAGTACGCTTTTTAACTTTGTACGAATACTAAAACCAGATGTTAAAACAGAACTAATTATGTTAGCTTATGGTGTTCCAAAATCAATAGCTGAACGCCAAGAAATAAAATCTTTATTTATGGAATCCCTTATTTTTTTCTTAGATTATAGAAATATGGCTGCACACGGAAAATGTATGTATTCTTTTATTCCTAAAAACACTGTATCTGTTGGTAAAAAAGCTATTAAAGAGCTCAAAAAGGAAAATTATGATCTTTCTGGATTGCAAAATACATATGGAATAGCTAAGCTAGTTAACCTATTGTCATTATTTAATTATAAATGTCCTTTTAATAATGTCATAAGTATTCTTAATAGTTCTTTTTCTCAACATGTTATGATGTATCCTAATGATATACAGCATCTGACTGATGCTATTGGTTTTAATGATGATATTGAACTTACCAATCACAATATCAAATACAAAGTTTCACAAATTATAGACGCTAATGGAAATATTGATTATGAAAAATATCATGAATTATTCCCTAGTTCCTCAATATTCTCTGATAGTAATGCTGCTGCCACATTAGAATATTGCAATAATCAATTCATCGTTAAGCATAATTACAGGAAATCCAGAAAATATAATGCTAAGCATTATCGAAAAAAAAGATTACACAATAAGATATAACTAAATAAAAGCCCCTGTGCTACCAACACAAGAGCTTTTACCACGATACTTACATAAGCTGTGCTTATATATAATATCGCCCTAGACAAGCCATATTATATCATTAGCAGCACCGCTTTTTCAAGTAGGTGTTATTTTTGTACCCATTTTTACTGTTGCCTGGTGCAACTTCCCCAAAAACAGAAAGGAATGATTAATATGAAAAAGAAAATATCTAAGGTCCTTACATATAAGCGTGGCAATCTATGGGCCTATCGTTTTGAATCTGCCCCTGTAGATAGCAAAAGGAAGTGGATTACCAAGAGCGGATTTAAGAACCAATCTGAGGCATATGAAGCCGGTATGGTCGCATACACACAATATAAACAGACTGGCAAGAGCTTCACTCCATCTAATATCTCTGTATCTGATTACATGGATTACTGGATTGATAATTATTGCAAGGTCAATCTTAAAGCTAATACGGCATCAACTTACAAAAAGAAAATCGATTTATATATAAAGCCGGCTATTGGTTCATATTATCTTAAAGATATAGAGCCAAGCCTTCTCCAGGAGCTTATAAATAATCTTTTTAATACCGGAATGTCGCGAAACTCTCTCGGCAATGTTAAGGGCATTCTTACCAAGTCATTTGCCTACGCAAAGACTACTGCAAGATTTATTAATGATGACCCTTCTGCAACTATTTCTCTTCCGCTTCCAAGAGCAAAGGCAGAGGTTAAAACCAAAAAGAAAGTAAGAGTCGTATGGACTAATGAGCAGCTTGATACTGTCTTTAAAACATTTGCACAAGGACATATATATCATATGCCACTTCTTCTCGCTTATAGGTGCGGCATGCGTCTGGGTGAGATATTTGGTCTTATGTGGGATGATATAGACTTTGATAATGGAATATTAAGCATTAACAGACAGGTACAGAATCATGATGATAAATGGTATCTGGAAAACCCTAAATATGATTCATTTCGTACCATAGAACTTGATGATACAACGCTTTCAGAACTTAAAAGGATGTACGAACATGAAAAGGAATGTGAACAGTACTATAATGAATATTACAATTATATCTACTGTGAGACACTTGAAGATGACTCTAAGAGACTTACTTATGAGCCGGCTGGCGAATTAATGCATATGGTGCTTGTAAGAGATGATGGCTCATGGATTCAGCCAAGAACCATGATGCACTGTTTTAATGTTATTCATCACAAGCTTGGCTTCACTGAGCTTGATTTCCATTCTCTCAGGCATACACACGCTTCTAATTTACTTGCCAAAGGAGCTGATGTTAAATATGTACAAGAGCGTCTGGGACATAAAAATGTAGCAACCACTCTTGATATATACGCCCATGTCACAGAAACCATGCGTGAGCGCAACAAGGACATATTAAATACACTATAATAAAAAGGCATCTGTACACACATCTCATTGTACACATTAAATCCTAATGTGTACAAAATGTGTACAAATGCCTTTTTTCAATGTGTACACATTAAAATTGTACACATATCAAAATCGTAAAAC